GCAACGACAACAGGCTATTCAACGGTTGAGAGTTGGGATGTAACGCAGTACGGGGCAAAGATGATTCTGGCTAACGGTCAGGATAAGTTGCAAGCCTATGAGATTGGCGTATCGACTTACTTTGCTGACCTAGCTGCTGCTGCTCCTACGGCTAAATATGTCACCGTTGTTCGTGATTTCGTTGTTGCGGCTAACGATGGAACGGATGCGAACAAGGTCTATTGGTCGGATATTAACGATGAGACGGATTGGACTCCGGGTGCTGCGTCTCAGGCAGATACACAGATCATCCCTGACGGTGGGGACATTACAGGTCTTGCTGGTGGGGAATACGGTCTAGTATTCCTTGAGAGGGCGGTTTACCGTATGAGTTACACGGGTAGCCCTTTCTTTTTTCAATTCGATGCGATCTCTAGGTCTTTGGGCTGTATTTCAGACGGATCAATCGCTCAATATGGCGGCATAACGTACTTCCTAGCTGATGACGGGTTTTACTCTTGTGATGGTCAATCAGTAAAGGCTATCGGTGCTGAGAAGGTCAATAGGTGGTTTTTTGACCATGTCATTCCGGGTGAAATATCTACAGGAATGTCAGCCACAGTTGACCCTATCCGAAAGTTAGTTATCTGGAAATTCAATAACTCTTTCGGTGGTAAAAATCTGTTGGTTTATTCGATTAACTTGGATCGTTGGTCATATACAGACACTACAGCTAATTCTATTTCCTTTGTGCTAACTCCTTCAGCGACGTTAGAGCAGGTAGATAACTATAACGCTAGCATTGATGCGCTAGAGATTCCTCTGGATTCACGGGTATTTGCTGGTGGTCAGCTACTTTTTGCGGGTGTTTCAGGGGCTAAGATCATTGCTTTCTCTGGTCAACCTAAGACAGCGAACATTACGACAGGCGATATAGCCATTGGACGGTCTACGGTGACATTAGTAAGGCCAACTGTGGACGGTGGAAGCGGTTCTGTGGCGATCTCTAGCCGGGATTTGCTTAATGAGGTGGTGGAATTCGGCTCTGACGTACCTGCTGATGCTGAAAACCGTGTTTCCATCCGTTCTAACGGTGAATATCACCGCCTAAGACTGACTCCTACGGGTTCAAACTGGGAAACAGCGGTAGGAATTGACGTAGAAGTATTCAAGCAGGGTAATCGATGAGGCAATTTCGTACATTACCGCCATTTGGAGGGGATCAGAGGGCTGTTGCTGAGGTCGTTCGTGGTGTTATGGACGGAAAGACCAACAACACAGGTCTAATTACCCTAGCGACTAGCAATGCGGTTACAACGACCCTATTTGATGAGCGTATAGGCTTTGAGAGCCTGATTTTCTTCGTCCCGGTATCTGCTGCTGCTGAGGCTGATTCTGCTCCCTATGGGGCGTTTCAGGACTCTACAGACCAGACAGCGGCTAATACGACAACAGCGTATGCCATAACGTACAACACAACAGATTATTCCAATGGAATTTACCTATCCAATAGTTCTAGACTAAACGTCAGGAATTATGGAATTTACAACATTCAGTTTTCGTTGCAATTTAAGAACGATTCTAATGATGGTCAGGATGTGGATATTTGGTTTAGGAAGAACGGCACTAACATAGATAACTCGAATAGCCGATTCCATTTACCACAAAGAAAAAGCTCTGGTGATCCTAGTCACCTAATTGCCGCTATGAATTTCTTTATAGAAATGAACGCAGGTGATTATGCTGAGATTATGTGGAGAACGACTAGCACGAGCGTTTCGTTAGAGCATTTTGGTACGAGTACAAGTCCTACTCGTCCAGCGGTTCCTAGTGCTATTGTTACGATGTCTTACCTTGCACCATCGGCTACAACGAATTTATACGTTTCTACTCAACAACAAGGTCAAGCAACGATTAGTCATTGGGCTAATAGTACTGCTGACAAAACTTACGGATACATAATAGTCGGATGACAGAATGGAAATATATCGAGCCTGACCAACTCAGAAAGTGGTGGATGAGCGTCAAGCCGGGGTTAGACAAAATTAAGAGTGTCAGTTCTGAAAGCTGGATCGTGGAAGATGTGTACACGGACTGCTGGAATCAGAAATCTGGCCTATGGGTTGGACTAGAGGATAACCATTTCAAAGCGTTCTTTATATTGCAACCATTGGGGGAAGAACTCCATATCTGGTGTGCTTGGACGTTAGAAAATGATTATCAGATGGTGCAAAAAGGTTTACAATTCATCAAAAATATGGCAAGGGAAAACGGTAACAAATACCTAACATTCTCAAGCCATAGACCGGGATGGGATCGTAGAGCTAAGTCTTACGGTTTCAGGCCTAGAAAGTGGATAAGCGAGGTTTAATATGGGTGGTGGTGGCGGCGGTCAAACGCAAACATCAAGAACAGAGATAAGTCCTGAATTTAAGCCTTATATCACTTATACGCTAGGTGAGGCTCAGAGGCTTTATCAAGGGATGCCAGCGGCTCCTGAGACCCTAGCGGTATCTCCATCAGAGGCTACTCAGCAAGCCCTACAGATGGCTCAACAACGGGCTATAGGCGGTTCTCCGCTACTTCGTGCTGGTCAGGCTGAACAGTTAGCTACGATTCAAGGTCGTGGCGTTAATCCGTTTCTAGGCGGTGCTTTAGAGCAAGCGAATCGTCTAGCTGGTGAGCGTTATACCCAGAACATCCAAGACCTACAGTCTCAGGCTTCATCGGCTGGTCGTTATGGCTCGTCAGCAATGGGTCAACAAGCTGGTCGCGCACAAGATATTTTTGCTCGTGCATTAGCGGAACGAGGTGGTGAGCTAGCGTATCAATCGGCTGAGGCTGAGAGGGCTAGACAGGTAGCGGCTGCTCAGGCTGCTCCACAGATGTCTGCGGCTGACTATGCTGATCTCCAGCGACTTCTACAGGTTGGTCAGGCTAGAGAAGGCTACGAGCAACAGGCTATCCAAGGTCGATTGGCTGCTCAAGACCTACCTTTGCAAAGATTACAACGTGCTGCTCAAGTTGTTTATGGTGCGCCGTTGGAGACTCGTTCTGAGTCAACATCTACACCGTCTGGAGGCAAATAATGGGTGATCCGGTAACTATGGCAATGATTGGTGCTGGCGTAGGTGCTGTCACTAATCGTCGTAATCCATTACAAGGTGCGCTGCTAGGTGGTGCGCTAGGTGGCTTTGGTGGTGCTGCGATGGGTGGGATTAAAGGTGCTAGTGCTGCTGCTAATGCTGCTCAGGCTGCGAATATCTCTGCACAGCCAGCGTTAGGTATGGCGGCTACACAAACTGCTGCTGGTCAGACATTGAACCAAGGATTAGGTGCAAGTTTGCTGTCGGGTGCTAAGGACGCATTTGGCGGTATTAACACATTTGCTAAAGAAAATCCTTTGACTACTCAAGTCGGATTAGGTGCGTTACAAAGTGCAGTAACTCCTGAGCCTCCTCCTTCGATGGCTCCTCCTCCGGGCTTGATGCGTGGTCAGCAGTTCCAGATGGAAGAGCCTACACAGTTCGCAATGGGTAGCCCAAGAATTAGTCTGATCTAAGGTGACGTATGGCTATTGAAGATTACATTCCTAACATCTTTGGTGGTACGCCTACGATGTATCAGGGTCTATTAAATGACCCAAAAGATCGTATTGCTTTAGAGAGACGCGCTAATCTAGGTGGATTGCTAGGTGCTGTTGGTGCATTGGCTCAGGGTATGAGTCCACAAGGCTATCGTCGGTCTCCATTACAGAACGTCCTAACTGCGCTAGGTGCTGGCTTTGCTGGTGCTGGTCAAACCTATGAATCTGGTATTAACCAGTTAGCTAACGTCCAGAAGTTGCAGCAGTCTCAGGCTCAGATGCAAGCGATTAATCAATTGCTGCAAGATCCTAAGATAGCCAACGATCCGATGATGGTTGCTTACATCCGGGCTAATCCTGCTGAAGCTATCAAATACTTTGCTGAGATGGCTCCGTTCCAACAGGCATTGACTGGTGCGCCTAGTGCTGCACCTGCTCCGGTTTCTGCTGCCCCTGCTCCGGCTGCTCCTGCTCTGGTTTCTGCTGTTCCTACAATGCCAGAGGCTGCGATAACTGAGGCTGCTCCTGAAGCAAATGTTTTGCCGCCGGTTTCGGTAACAGCGGCTCCTCCTAAACCTGATCCGCTTCTTGTCCGTAAACAGCAACTTTTGGGTCAAATTGATCGTTTGTCTGCGATTCCAACAAAAATAGCTGAGACTCGTATTGACACTAATCTCAAGCAGATTAAGGCAATTGACGAGCAAATTTCAAGACGAGCTGTTGAGGAATTTGATTTCGGCGGAATAAAGGCTGGTGTCCCAGACCAGTTCAAGCTAGAAGTTGATGATTTGCAGCAATTAGCATTAACTGGCGGTATTACTGGTAACGATTTAAGACAAGGTTTGCAGGACATTAACAAACGAGCAAACGAATTTATCAATAAAGAAAAAGATTACACGAATGAGGATCGTCGTGTTGCTGCCAAATTGTTCCCTAATAAGAGCATCAGAGAACTATCATCAACTGAGTTAGATCAGTTAGATACTGTTTTATTGAACAGAGATATTCAAAAACGAACGGCTGGTGCTACTCGTATTGATATGGGTACGAGAGAAATGGAAAAGGAGTTTGCTAAAGGTGTTGTTGAGGACACTAGAGCATCTTTCCAGCAAGCAAAATCAGCTGTTAATACGGTTAAAACAATTCAGAGTATTCAACCATTGTTAGATAAGGGTGTTTACTCAGGTTTCCAAGCTGGCGTTCCTCGCGCTGTTGACCAATTTGCTACTGCTTTGGGTGTGTCTGGTAAGAATACGCAAGAAAAACTAGCAAATACGGCTGTTGCAATGCAACGACTTGCATCATTAGAGTTGAGTGCTGCTGAGGCAATGAAGGGTCAGGGAGCGATTACGGAGAATGAGCGTAGTTTGATTGCTAGGGCTGCTGCTGGTAACTTGCGTGACTTTACTGATGTTGAAGTCAGGTCATTGCTTTCGTCGCTTGAGAAGATTGCTCAACAAAAAATATCCTCTCATCAGCAGAACTACGAAATCATGAGCCAAGACCCTGTCGGTAGTAAATACTCAAAGTATTACAAGATTGATGTTCCTGCTGCTCCTACAAAGAAATATAACCCTGCTACCGGAAGGATTGAGTAATGGCAAAGGTTATTGAAGTTCCGGGCATGGGGAAGGTTGAGTTTCCTGATTACATGACGGATCAGGAGATTTCTTCAGCTATCCAGCGAAATATGCAGGGTTCCGTAATGGAGCCAAAGGTTCCATTTTCTCCTAGAGTAGAAGCAGCTAGGTCTGTTGCTCAAGGTGCGACTTTTGGATTTGCTGAGGAACTTGAGGCTGCTTTACGTTCAGGTGCAATTTCAGGCCAACAATACGAGCAATTAAGAAACCAACTTAGATCGCAACAAGGTGCGTTTCAGGCTGAATATCCTGTTACTGGTGGAGTTACTGAGTTTGGTGGTGCTTTATTGGCTCCATTTGCTGCGTTTAAGGCACTTGGGAAAGCTGCCCCAGTAGTGCAAGAGGCTGTAACTGGTGCGACGTTGCCGGGGCAAATTGCTAGAGGTACTGCTGTTGGTGGTGCTACTGGTGTGCTAACTGGCATTGGTACTGCGACTGATGACATTTCAGGAAAAGCCTTAGAAACTGGTGTTTTTGGTGCTACCGCTGGTGCTGTTATCCCGGCTGCTATTCGTGGTGCTGGTACTGTAATTCGCAATGTTCTAACGGCTTCTGGCGTAGGAGATCAGCCCGGAGCAGCCTCAAAAATGATAATGAACAGGCTGCAAAAGGAAGATTTGAGTCCTGATGAGGCTCAACAGATACTCGATGACTTGCGTAAAGTTGGCGTTCCTAATCCTGTTATTGCTGACTTGGGTAAGAGCCTTAGAGACCTAGCCTATGCTGGTTATGTCGTTCCTTCTAAGGCAAAAGGTGCTACAGAGGCGTTTCTTGAATCAAGGCTAATCGATCAGCCTAACGATATTGTCAAAACACTCGCAGACAAGGCAAACCTTAGCCAAAACGTAAGTGGCTATGAATATTTGAATAGTCTAGTGAAGAACCAGCAATCTGCTGCTAGAAGTGCCTATCCAAAGGCTTATAGCAAGGCTGTAGACGCTAGAGACTTCCGTAAGTATGTTGATCGTCCTGTATTCCAACAGGCTTACGAGGAGGCTGTAAAACGGGCTGGTGTTCGTGGTGAGACATTACCTGATCTAGAGCAGATTCGTAATGCTCAGTTTGTTCCTACAGATGTATTGCACCAAATCAAGATTGGTCTTGACCGTATCGTCGAGGGTCAAACGGACATTACTGGCAAAGTAACGGCTTACGGTAGAGATGTTTCTGGTGTTCGTAAAGAGTTTAACGATCTAATCAAGGCAAAGAACGAAGATTACCGGATTGCTAACGCCAAATTTGCTGATTCTGAGCGTATTCAAGATGCTTTTGTCTTAGGGCAGAAGTACCAGAGACTTGATCCAAAGGAAGCAATGGACAAGTTAAAAGGCATGAATAACGCAGAAAAAGAGTCTTTCCGTTTGGGGATGATGGCAGACGTTAATGAGCGTTTGGCTAACTTCAAAGGTGGTGATTTTACTCGTCAAATCTTCAAAAGCCCTAAGCAAAAGTCTTTGCTACGTTATGCGTTTGAGGATGAAGGCAAGTTTAATGAATTCTCTAAGGTTGTGTCAGCATTAGAAGAACAATCAAAAACAGCTAAAAACATCATTAGAGGGTCTCCAACAGGGGAAAGATTGGCAACTGGTGAAAGTGCTGCTGAATTAGGCCAATTAGCTCAAACATACGCTACTAGAGGCATGACTGGCGTAGCTATGGATTTAGCTCGTCAGGGATTGGCTAGAACTAGAGGCATTAGCGGCGAGACTTCAGCAGAGTTGCAGAGGAGATTGTTTGCTGTTGACCCTGTTGAACAAAGAGCAATCTTAGATGAATTGAAGAAACGAACACAATCAGTTCGGCCTATAGGTAATGTTCCAGCGGCTGCTGGTTTGGGTACTGTAACTGGTCTACTAGGTCAGTAAGGAATAATCATGCCAAAGAACAAAGTTAGCGAATACAGCGCAACAGCGGCAACGTTAACTCAAGAGTATCTGAAGTCAATATTAGATTACAACTTGGATACTGGCATCTTTACTTGGAAAGTGAGTAAGGCGAATAGAACTAAGGTTGGAGATGTTGCTGGCTGGTCATACAATGGATATAGAGAAATTGAAATAAATAACAAGGCATATAAAGCCCATAGACTTGCTTGGCTATATGTATATGGAGAAATGCCGAAAAATTTAGTTGACCATATTGATGGCAACAGATCAAACAATAAAATATCTAATTTAAGAGAAGCAACATATCAGGAAAATAGTGAAAATTACAAAACACCAAAGACAAATAAATCAGGTGTTAAAAATGTTTCTTGGTATAAAAGTCTGAACAAATGGGTAGTATCAATAAGCATTAGAAAAACTAAAAAGACTGTTGGATATTATGATGATTTAGAACTTGCTGAATTGGTTGCAATAGAGGCAAGAAACAAGTACAGAGGGGAGTTTGCAAATCATGGCTAAGAATAAAGTTAGTGAGTATTCCTCAACTGCTGCGAATAATTTAGACATTGGCGGCATTAACATTGCTGAAGGATGTGCGCCTAGTGGTATCAATAACGCTATCCGTGAGCTAATGGCTCAATTGAAGGATATGCAGTCAGGTACTGATGGGGATAGCTTTACCGTTGGCGGTGGCTTAAGTGTTTCTGGTACTGCTACGTTCTCAAACTCAGTAATTCTAGGTGGGTCTGCGACTGCTACGACGCAATCCTCTACGGATGACTCTACTAAGGTCGCTACTACAGCCTTTGTTAAGGATGTGGCATTGCCTGATACTTCTGGTAACGGCATCGTTACTCGTACAGGTGCTTTGACCGTAACAAACAGAACGATTACTGCTGGTACTGGTATTACTGTTACTAACGGTGATGGTGTATCAGGCAACCCAACTATTGCTAATGATGGTGTTACCAGTTTTAACGGAAATACAGGCGCGGTAACATTTGCTGCATTAACTCGTGGAACTGCTCCTAGCGTATCTGGTAGCACTATTGATCTATCTACCAGTTTGGCCTCAACCGTAAGACGCATTACGGTAATGTTTAGCGATATAAGCCTTAGCGGAACCGATAATATTCTGGTGCAGATAGGAGCAAGTAGCTTTACAACTAGCGGTTATACGTCCACGACTGCATTGTTTACGACAGGCGGTTCTACTAACGCCACAAGTTCAACATCCGGCTTCATTATGTTGGCTGGTGCGTCTAGTGACGCTATTTCAGGTCATGTAGTTCTAACAAACGTCTCGTCAAATATTTGGGTGGCTTCTGGAACCTACAGACGAGCATCTACTGTTATGGCATTTACAGCCGGAACTGTGTCACTATCAGGTACATTAGATCGTGTACGAGTCACGGTAACAGGCACAAATACATTTGATGCTGGCACTATTAACATTCTGTACGAATAACATGGAAAACTTATTCTCTCAAATCGTCGTTGGTATTGGTGGTCTAGGTGCTATTAAAACTTTGTTTGAGTAAATTATGTCAGAAATCGATCCTCAAGAGTTTGGTGCGCTTCAGGCTGATGTCCGCAATCTAACGCACGAAATCCACCTACTGCGTCAGGAAATGGCTCAGGTTAATGCCTCTATCAATCAGGGTAAAGGTGGTATGTACGTCTTACTGTTAGCTGCTGGTGCGATTGGTTCAGGTATTACCCTATTCCTCAAGAAAATGTTTGGTGGGTAAATGCTTGATCCAGTCACAATAACGGCTGG